TCCAGAGACCCCACCCTTGACGCTGACAATATCGTCGAGGTGCTCGCGGTGCTCGTTCGGTCCCGACCACTGGACCCAGGGCCGCCCGTCGAGCCCCGGCCAGAGGACCGCGCTCGTCGTGTGCCCGATCCGAACGCTACAGTCGAGGACGGCCCGGAACCCCGCCTTTCCCGCACGGAGGCAGAACTCCATGTCCTCATGGAGCAGGTCCGGGGTGATCTGTCCGCACCGGAACCATGGGAACTCTAGCTTCCGGAAGACGGCCTCCCGGACGAGCATGAACCCAGCGCCGAAGGCGGGACAGGGGACGAGGCCCATTCGCGGGAGGTCGGCTAGCTCCCAGCGCTTCGGGGGGTCGAGGCTCTTCACCGCCGCGACCTTGTGCGGGTACATCCGCTCCAGAACTACCCCCGCTACTATGGGCTCCTCGACGGCCGTGATCCTTGCAAGCGCGTCCGGGGGCGGGACCGAGTCGGAGTCGACGAAGAGCGTCCACGGCGGGATGCCGTACTGCATCACGGCGGCGTTCCGCTGGCGCGCGATCTGATTCCCCCTCGGGAGCACCAGCCTCACGTCCTCGGGGAGGCGGCGGACCCAGTGGAGCAGCTCGGCCCCGACGTCCCCCCGGTGCAGGACGGCGACGACCCCAGCGAGGCTCACGAGATCCTCCTGCAGACGATCCGCCAGAAGATCCCGAGCGGGTCGGTGTTCCAGTGGATGAGGTTGTACGTCGCGCCCCTGTGGACGATCCTATCCTCGTCGTTCGGCTCGACCGCGAGGAGCGAGCGGGCGAGCGCCAGCCTGACGTCCCCGGTCTGGAAGAGCCCGTTCGACGCGCGGACCTCGCTCGTCGTGAGGTAGGTCTCGATCGAGCTGATGGGGTAGTCCACGAACGTACTCGTCGAGGCCCCGCTGCTCGGCGTGAACGTCCTGCCCTGGAACTTCCTGAAGGTCCCCGCCACCCCGACCTCGGTGTCGGTAGTCAGGCCCTCGACGTCACCGATTATAACGGCCCGCTCCGCGGGGGTGAGGAAGTCGATCGGCTGCTCGATCATCTCAGTACCTGTTCCAATTTTCTACGATATAGTTGCTGTAGTCGATCCCGGTGGAGTCGACGTAGTGGTCCACCACCGACTCGAACTCGAAGGGGACCGACTTCGCGTCCTCCCTTAGCTGTACCGCCAGCTTCATGAGCCCGGCGACGATCTGCCGCCTGTCTAGCTGAAATCCACCGCTCGACGAGGACCCGGTGATCTGGTACATGATCGCCCCCCGAGCGTAGAGGGCGGCGAGCCCGTCGAGCGCGTCCGCAGCGGCCAGGCGGGCATCCCCGGTCCACTGGAGGAGGAGGCCGTCGAGCTCCTCGTCGTCGAAGACCTTCTTCGCGAGGACCGTGTCCCCTACCAGGAACCTGACGTAGTCGCGCGACTCGGTCCAGGGCTGGTTGTAGGTGAAGCTCACGGGCGGAGCGCCTCCCGGTACTTGAGCCAGCCGGTATGATCCGGCCACTGCGCCATGATCCCATCCCCCCTGCCGGGCCAGAGGATGACGCGGGTCTCGTGGCCCACCAGGACGCTCGGGTCCAGATAGGGTGGGAACCCAGCCTCCGCCGCCCTGAGGCTGAAGTCGAAGTCCTCGGCTATCAGCTCCGGGGAGATCTGACCACACCGGAACCATGGATCACCGACTCCGCGGAGCACCGCCTCACGGATGAGGAGGAACCCGGTCCCGACGGCGGGGACGGGGAAGATTCCCCTCGGGAGGTCCTCGGGGCGCCAGCGCTCGTAGGGCTCGACGGACTTGACGGCGCAGACGTTGAAGGGGTAGGTGCGCTCCAGGACCGTCCCGCTCACGAGCGGGAGGTCGTGAGCGAGGAGCGCGTCGAGGGCGCCGAGGGAGGGGACGGAGTCGTTGTCGACGAAGAGGACCCACGCCCCCTCACGAGCCCGGATCACCTCGTTCCGCTGCCACGCGATCTGGTTCCCGGAGATCCGGTGCCGCCTGATGTCAGGCGAGAGGGTCTCGAGCCACTCCTGAAGGGGGTCGCAGGCAGGACCCTTCCCGGTCAGAATTCCGATCGTCCCCTGCATCTCGGTCCACCCTCCTCATGATAGAAGTAGCAACCGGCGGCTACGAGGCCACGAGCGTCGGCTGGCGTCTCGGAAGCGACACCTCCTCAGCCAGTACCACTTCCCCCGTAGCCACCGGATAGTTGCCCGTTACACCCCCTCCTCGCTACGCCGCGTTGACCTTGAGCCAGTACTTGGTGTCGATGGCCGCGAAGCCGCCGAAGTACCGGACCTTGAACCGGGCCATGATGTCGCGCCTGAACTGCGCCTCGTCGTTCTGCATCGCCCGGAGGGTCTGGAGGGGCCAGATCTCCTGCCAGATGAACTGCCGCTTCGGGTCGCCGATGAACCAGTCGTTCGCGTCGTCGTACCGCGAGCCAGCCACGGCCGCGAGGGTGTTGATGAACGGCGAGGTGAGCGGGACGAGCCCCGGGGCGATGCCCGTGAGAGGGTTGCCGGTGATCAGCGTCTCGGTGCCCGAAGTCGAGCGATGCTCCGTCGCGCTGAGGACCCTCGAGAGGGTACCGATGAGGCCGCGCCCTACCAGGACGACGCGGGGGATCATCGGGATCGGGAGGCGGTCGGCCGCGACGACGCGGTCGTCGGTGACGTTGAGGGACTGCCAGAGGAGGGCCGCGTCGATGTCGGTCCAGTCCACGAGGGGGTTGTTCCCCGCGACGAGGTTCTGGTTCGCCGTCGAGTAGAGGGCCGTCGCGACCCCCGCCGGACGGTAGACGTCCTTGTACCCGAGCGCCCCGGAGCCGACGTCGAGGACGCCGGAGAGGATCACCAGCTCGCGCTCCTCGCGCGCCATCTCGCCGAGGCGGGAGGCCCGCATCAGCAGCTGCCCGGTCTGATCGAAGTAGATGGCCTCCTCCGTGATCTCGAGGATGCGCCCCTTCTTCGCCGTGTCTGTGGTGACGAACTTCTCGCCGAACGTCGACTCCTCGTAGGGCATCGCCTCGGGGACTTCGAGCGGACCCTCGAGCGACGTGAAGCCGACCAGCCGCTCGGAGCGGAGCTTCGAGGTCATCGTCGTGCAGAGCTGGTCGCCGATCATCGCGTTCATGTTGTACCCGTCGATGACCTTCGCGGAGATCAGGACCCCCATGACGTTGGGGAACATCGTCGAGTCGACGGCCTCCTGCATCTCGATGAAGTTGAACCTCCCCGATCCACCAGAGTAGTTCGGGAGGGTCTCCCCAACCGGCCCGACGAGCCCCTCCCAGAGGGCGCGTATCGAGAAGTCCTCGGCGCGCTTCTTCGGGACCGTCCTCCCGCTCTGGTCCTTGCCCTCCAGGAGGTCGCAGACCATAGTGCTGAACCCCCGATCCCCGACCGCCCGGTAGATGTCCCGGATATCATTCGCTCGCATCGTCTTCCTCTCCTCTGTTAGAATTGCCAGCCAAGGGGGCTGGGGAACAGGTTAAAGTTCTCTCTCTCTTCTCTGCGCTAGCTCGTCAGGTAGTTCCGGATCGAGCCACCCGCCTCGCGGGTCCCGAGGATCTCGACCTCGACCATACTCGTCGCTACCGTGTACCGCTTCGCCACTCGGCCGATCGCCAGGAGACGTCCCGCGATCGTCGGCTCACCGGGGGCGCCCTCCGCGACCTTGTCGATCTGCTGCGCGAAGAGCACGTTCCCCGATGGGTCCTTCGACGCCATGACGAGGTCGCCGACCTCGAACGTCGCCGCTGTCGTGACGGGGAAGCGGTGCACGCCGCGCCCCTCGATGCGGACCAGGGCGTGCATGTCGCCGACGGCGAAGGCCGATCGGGCGGGGCCGATGAAGTTCTCCGCCACCTTTCCCTGCGACCCCTCCGTCGTCCCGGTCCACGCGGCGGTAGCCCCCGCCGAGCGCGCGACCTTGTTGACCCTGTCCCACCACATCAGATCGCCGATCTCGACGGCCAGCGTCGAGTCGACGGCGAACTCCTTCGGGTTCTTGTCGCCCCAGGCACCGCGATACGCACTGGTCATTTCTTCTGTCCTTTCACTCAGCCGGTTTCGCGGGAGACCGCCCCGCTACTCGCCGCTGGCAAGAGCAATCCAGTTTCTCCAAGTTCGTCGTGAACGCGCTAGAGAGTCGCCTAGAACGCCGCCGCGAGCTTCGCGTGCATCCCCTCGGGGATCGCCCCGTCCTTGATCTCCTGCTTCCCCTCGGAGAGCGGGAGCTTCACGCCGCTCGCGACCTTCGTCACGCCCGCGAGGCGGTCGTCGAGGATCTTCGTCCAGCTCTCCTCGGCGGACTCCATGAGCATGCCCTTGAACGTGTCACTGACCACGCCCTCGACCTTCCCGAACTTCTTCCCGAGGTCGTGGGCGCCGATCGCCTCCTCGAGCTTCACGCGCTTCGCGGCGACGGCGTCCTTCGCCACGTACTCGTCCACCTTCGCCGTCTTCGCCTTCAGCTCCACGTCCTTCCCCTCGATCAGCTTCGCCTTCGCCTCGACGTCCACCCGGAGCGCGTCGCGCTCCTTCGTCAGGCCGACGATCGACTCGGTCAGGTCCTTTGCCGTCTTCGCGGCCTCGTCCTTGACGACGAAGCCGAAGTGCTCGGCCAGGAGCTTCTGATCCGCGGGCTTGTCCTTCAGGAATCCGAGAATGGCTGCAAGGTCCACTGTCTCTCCTCCTTCTACTTGCTGGTGTGGGGTGATTGACTTCCGGATCTCCTCGATCAGCGTCGCGAACGCGGCGGTCGGGTCTAGGTCTCCATCTTCCTTCGACTCAAACAATCCCTTCGTGCTCGCCGGGTCCGAGACCAGATCGGCGGAACGGAGTAGCAGAATGTCCTGCACCACCTCGGTATCGCCCTCCATCGCTATCTGCCCCTTCGAGACCAGGCTGTTCCCGATGTGGTCGCCGAACTTCTCCGCGAGGCTGAAGACGAGCGGGACCTGATGCGCCGCGACGTGAAGATCGGACTTCACCGACCCGCTCGCCGCGTCGTACCGGACGTTCTGATGCCGACCCATGAGGTCCTCGAGTCGACGCGGCTTGAATGCCATCTCCGGGGTCGTGTGGTTCAGGTAGGCCGGGAGTCCCTCGGCCATAGAGGCAATCTTCCGCAGGACTGCCTCGGGGTAGCGGCGCTTCCCGTTCTTGCCGTTCTGCGACGATCCGGTGATGAGCGTCGTCCCCTCTATCACGCCTACGTCGCGCTTGAGGTTCGCGCTCTTGATGACCCCGCTCGGGAACGCCTCGACGAGGTCGAGCGACTCCTGATTCGTCGACGCGGGCTTGACCGGCGCGAACTCCGCGCTGACCTCCACCGGCTCGCCCTCGACCGACGCCTCCGTGCCGTCCATCTTGTAGCCGATCTGGAATACCTTCCCGTCGAACTCGTAGACGACGGAGTCGGGGAACGTCGCGGGGATCGAGCACGACGGGTACTCCGCCATGTCCGTCGCGGGGTCCCTCTGATACTCGCCGACGGCGCGCGCCACCGCCGCCAGGATGGTCTCGTAGGAGAGCGCCCCGCTCTGGATCGCCGTGAGCCCGTTCATATACATCCCCTCGTTGAGGATGTCGAGGGTCTCCTGCACCCGCTCCTTCTGCCCCTCACCGATCTCCCCGGCCTCCAGCATAGTGGAGAGCGTCCCGTGGAGTTCCGCGACGGCGACGTCGAGGAGGCCCTGCTGCATTACCATGGGCATATCCTTCGGCATCACGCCCACGCCCTTATACTTGCTCCGGAGCTTCCGCATCGCGCCCGCGCGGTCCGCACCCGAGAGCTGAACCTTATTCCCCCTGAACCCCTTCCCGAGGGCGGCGGCGGCGCGCCCGAGCTGCGCCTTCGTCACCTTCCCCGGCGTCTCTTCGATGCGGAGCTTCCACGTCGAGGGCTTGCCGGGGTCAGGTACCACGAGGTAGGCCGAGCTCGAAAAGTTCATCCCACCTTCGGTCTTCGTCGCCATATAGGGCAGGCCCTCCTTCTAGCTTGCTACTGTAAGGGAAGGGAGAGGGGTGCAGCGACGGATTCGAGTGGTTTTCAGTAGGAGGATATATCAGGCTACGTTAGGTTATATCTGAGCAACTTCAGCCAAGCATTTCACGAATCCGCTCGTCCGTCATCCCGCGGCGCTGAAGGAATGCCGCGAGGTCCTTCCGGAAGATCACGTAGCGGTGTATCTTGTTCCCAGTTCCGATGTCAAGTGCCGGGAGTGAGTGACTCCGAATCCACCGGAGCACCGTGAGGTGCTGGACCTCGAGCCACCGCGCGACGATGGGCGGCGTCACCGTCTTTATCATCGGGCGCTTCCGCTTCACGCCGCACGCGCCTTCTTCAGGACCGAGGCGATCGAGCGCACGCCGCGCGCCGAGGCGAAGTCCGGGAGCCGGTACCCGCCACCCTTGTAGAGCTTGTAGCGTACCGGGCCGAGGATCTCCCGCTGCATCGCCGCGTCCTGCCCCGCGAACCAGTCCCTGTAGGAGATCACCCCGGACGGCGGGGCGCCCCGGAGGACGGGGACGAGGGTGCAGTTGCAGCGCGCGTGCGTGTTGACGACGGGGACCGGCGTCTCGCTCGCCTTCTTCCAGACCCGACCGTCGAGGACGCCGCACTGTAGGCAGACACCCCGGCGCCGACGGTCGAGCGTCGATGACCACTGCACCCCACTCAACAAGTCCTGGTTCTGGTCGAAGATCGTCAGGGATGCCTGGCTCGCCGTCCGGGCGAACTCGCTCTGGACGATGACCTCCACCTGCATCCAGCTCGCCCGGATTACCCCGCTGACCGCGCGCCCCGCCTGCGCGACGCTCATCCCCTGCGAGAGCGCGTTGACGAGCGCGTTCCGGAGCCGCGTGACGACGATAGTCGAGACGTCTACGAGCGACTGCGCGAACCGCGCCCCACCGATCGGGGAGCTCAGGAGCTCCGCCACCTGCTCCCCGGGAAACTTCTGAAAGACCCTCGGCCCCGCTACCGGGAAGTCGCCCGTGTCAGTGCCGTCCCTGTCCATCTCACCCTGAATCAGCCTCGGGACCTCGAGGAGCTGAAGTTCGGCGAGCGCCCGGAGGTCGGCGAGGAGCGTCTCGAGCTGCACGGAGAGTACGCTCCCGATCACCCCTGCAATACTCCCGAGGAGTGCCACGAGCCCGTCCCGGTTGATACCGAACCCGAACCCGACCCTGGCCCCATCGAAGAGGAGGCTCTGCTCGACGAGCGAGAGGAGCGCGGCCTCGGTCTCTCGCCAGGGGAGGGCGAGGCGCTTCAGCGTCCCATTCTCGTAGCGCGTCCGCTCGGCGGCGCGGCGGAGGAGGAGTCGGTGAATCCGAGTGTTGAGGTCGCTCACACCTTGATGGCCCTCGCGATCCCGAAGATGTACTGCCGGAGCGCCGCCCGCACGTCGTCGTCCTCGACCTCGTCGAGGCCCTCGCTGAGGTCCCTGAGCGACTTGAGGACTATGTTCTTCGCCTCTATCGTCGGCCCGGGGTGCGCGGCGGCGGCCCCCGTCACCTCGTTCGGGAGGACCGGCTGCTTCTTCCCTGCAGCCCCACCCCCCGTCACCCCCTTTACGCTCCCCGGCGCCTGCGTGATGAAGCTGAGCCGCACCTGATCCGCGACCGCCGCGAACTCGGGGCTCATGAGCATGTCCTCGGCCTCATTCCGCATCTTCTCGAGCTCGTCGTCGTAGACCAGCTCCTCTCGGGAGGCCCACGTCTCCAGGGCCAAGATGCCACCGTTCCGCAGGTTCATATTCCGCGCCGTCTCCTTCGCGGCGTCCTTGGAGATGAGGATCGGCCAGTTCAGCGTGCAGGTCCGGAGCGTCTTCTCCGGGAGGCCGAGGTACTCGACCCCGGCGTCGATGACCCACTTGACGAGCTGCTTGAAGACCGGGTCGAAGAAGTCCTGCCAGTCCTCCCACTCGCGGACGGCGGGGGTACGCCCCTCTACAGATGAAGAATAATTTGAATTTGACCAATCTCCAGTAACCAACATCTCAGGGAGGCCGACCCCGGCGGAGGCCGAGAGGAGGATGCGCCGCCCGTCCTCGCCCGCGTCGCGGGCGTCGAGCTTCGGGGACATGAAGTCGTACGATATCCCGGCGCCGGGCGTGAGGATCGTCCCTGCGGCGAACGCCGCCTCGCGCATCCCGGACGCGGTAGTCGGGGCGCGCCCGTCCACGGGACCCCTCGCCGGGGTCCGGCCCTCGACGATCGCCCGCGCCTGCTGCGCCGTCCCGTCCACCTTCCGCACGAGCGCGACCGCCGTGCGGATCTTATTCAGGACGATCCTGTAGTGCTCCCACTGCTCGTAGTTCGTCAGCGTCTTCGCCACGACCTCGAGGAGCGGGATACCCCGGAGGTCGTTCGAGTCCGCGAACGGCTTCGTGTGGATCATCTCCTTCGCCGGGACGCGCTCCTCGCCGACATGATACGCGACGACCGTCTCGCGGTCCGTCTCGACGTACTCGATCCCAAGCTCGATCTTGGTCTTCTTCCCGATGTAGAAGGGCATGATCGGGTCCGCCGGGTCTACATCGTCCACGAGGACGACCCCCTCCGTCTTGATGGTAGCCACCTTATCGGGCTCGACGAAGCGGATGAGGACGCGGCCGTTGACGACGAACCTCCTCACGAACGCCTCGCCGTCCCTGAACGTCCGGAGGATGATCTCCTTCCGCCGGTTCGTGAACTGATTCCGAAGCTCGAACTCCTCCCAGGCGAGCTTCGTCATGAGGATGTCCTCCTCGTTGTTCGAGGGGACGATCTTCGTGCGCTCGTCGTTCCACCTCCCGTACTGCTGGTCCTCGAAGTCGATCTTGAACGTGCGCCCTATGATGAACTTGACGAAGTTCCTGAGGATGCCGCGCCCCTGAGGGTGGTAGCGCCAGAACCGATAGCACTGATTCCGGACCGTCGCCGGGTCCCGGGACTCCCCGAGCACCTTGCTCGCCGTCGCCGGACCGCCGGAGACGTTCATCCAGTTCTTCTCGTCCGGGTCCGTCTGGAGCATGAAGGGGTTCTGCTGCTCGTAGATGGTGAGCTGCTTCAGGAGGCTCGTCGCGTACTCGGCCTCCGCGAGCGCCATCTCCGTCTCGGCCTCCCGGAGCCTCCCGGGCGTCGCCTTCGCCTTCACCTGCTTCTTCTTGGCGGCCATCGCGTCACGCTCCTCTCGGTTGCATTAGAACAGGAAGCTCCCGCCGAACTCACCGACGGGGATCTCCCCGCGGAGTTCGGCGGGGTCAAAGATCTCGGCGCCAGACGGGATGAACTTCCCGGCGAAGTCGCCGCGCACGCCCTGACGGGCGAACCAGCACGCCATGAGCGCGTCGTACGTCCGCGACTCGGCGGGGTAGCCGTTGAGGTCCGCGAGGAAGACGTGGTAGGGGCACTCGCAGCCCGGCTCATGCGCGACGATCGGGCTCCCGGTCCCGTAGTCGTCGTCGACGCAGAGGGCCCAGAGCCCGGCCTTGATCTCCTCGCCCAGGCCCGGGAGCCCGAGCTCGGGGTGCGACTTCTGCATCCCCGTCTGATAGCCGACTATCGGGATCGTCGGGGCGCGGAAGCGGATCAGCTCGATGATTGCCCCCTGGAGCGAGACGTTCTCGACCACGAGGAGCGTGTAGCGGTAGAGCTCGTCGGCCATCGCGATCTCCGCCGCCGTCTCGGTGTAGCGCCCCTTCCAGAGCCGGATGTTCGTGATGACCCGGAGCGCCCCGCCGTTCACGGCAGCGACGGTGACGAGCGCGTTCCCGACACGCTTCTCGCCCGCGGGGTCGTAGCCGCCGAAGATCGGCGATCCTCCTGGAACGAGGTCCTTCACGAAGACGCCGCTCCTGACGAGCGGTGAGATGTCGAAGAGCCGCGACTCGTCGCTCCGCGCCCGCTGCCTAAAGCCGAGGTCGAACGTCCACGCGCCCTTCCGGTACTCCTGCCTAAGGACCGCGCTCGGCCACTTCGACCAGAGCGGAAGCGCGAAGACCGTCCCGATCTCGAACGTCCCCGGAAAGTCGTATCCGGGAGGCTTCGGGGCGGTCGCCAGGGCTCGTGTGGGCGTGCCTGCCGAGACTTCTCCCCCCTTCCCCTTCGGAGGACGGGGCCCCCCCTTCTTAGAGCGCCCTGCGGCCCTCTCGACCTTTCCCTTGATCATGCCCTAGAGTCTAGCATATCGACCTGGTAGCACATGCGATTATTTCGGTCCCGGGACCACCCGAGCGCCGTCCCGCGCCGCCGCTGGACCTCGTCGAAGAGCGGCGCCTCGTGGAACTCCTTCACCGCATTAGTCTCTAAGAGTACGGTCCTGGCGTTCAGGCCGTCGACGATCCGCCAGAGCGCGGCCTCGCCCCCGACGAAGTGCTTGAGCATCGAGAGGAGGAAGAGTACATCGACCCTCTTCGGGATCAACTTCTCCATCCACACGAGCAGCTCGGCGAGATTCTCCTCGGCGTCGAAGTTTCGGTAGCAGATATTCATCCAGCACGCCCGCGCTATCCGCCGGGCCAGGTCGACGTAGGAGGGCTCGACGTCGAGCCCGACGAGCGTCCGCGCCCCGAGGAGGTGCGCGAACTGGAGGAAGCCCCCGAGGCAGGTCCCGACGTCGAGGACCGACATCTGAGTACCAGGAGCGAAGTTCAGGAGTCTCGCGCGGGAGATCACGTCACGCTCGCCCTGGTGCCACTCGCCGTCGAGGTAATACTCCTGATACGGGAGGTCCCGCTCCATGAACGGGAACTGCCCGTAGTTCTTCAGGTCGGCGTGGAGTCGCCCCCGGTCCTCCTCGTATCGCGGGAGGACGGGGCGGTCCCCGTACCAGTGGAGCCGGTCCCACCCGCTCCGCCTGACGTCGACGAGGTAGCCGTTCACGACGTTCCCGGGCTTATTCAGGTCGTTCCAAGCCCCGGGCGACGCGGAGACCGACGCGCCGACGGCGAGTTGAATCGTCTGCCCCACCGAGTCCCCCTGAAGCCCTCCCTTCGGGAGCGCCCACGCGTTCGCCATCTCGTAGCCGTAGGCCCCGAGCGGGTCGGCCCACCACCCCCCGGGGTGCTCGCTGATC